GTCAATGAATTAGCGCGAGAGCAAGAGCTTGCTTCAGATGCTGGGATCCGCTTGGACAAGGATCTTGACCTAACAGACGAAACTGTGCAGCTTGACTTGCTTGAATCAGTAGAGCCCACACGTAAGCGCGGTAATGGCAAACGTAAACGGAGTTGAAATCGACCTTATGCCTAATGAAGGCATGAGGGAAGAAGCTCAGCGTTACCGCGACTGGAAAGCTGATGGAGAAGGCGGTGGTACTGATGTTGCTCGAACCAGAGCAACTCAAATTCTTAGCGGCAATGAGTTGTCTGCTGACACTGTGATCACAATGTCAGCTTGGTTCGCAAGGCATTTGGTTGATAAGCAAGGGCAGGGATATAGCCCTGGAGAAGATGGATATCCAAGCAATGGTCGAGTTGCATGGGCGGCATGGGGAGGCGATCCAGGCAAGTCATGGTCAGACGCACGCGCTGAGAGAATAAAAAAGGCCAGAGAGCGTGCTCATGAAAATGGGCATAATGGGAGCAAAACATCCCAATCCGAAGACACCCTCACCACCAAAGCTATGGACCCTGACATTCAAAGAGCTGAACCGGATGAGCTGAAAGTGGGAGATTATGTTTCCTGGAATAGCTCTGGTGGTCGAGCAAACGGATTAATCGAGGAGATTGAACGTGATGGAACCATCAATGTTCCTGATTCTGATTTCACTGTTAATGGCACAGCAGAAGATCCTGCTGCGTTGATCTGTCTTTACCGAGACGGAGAGAAGACCGATGTCCGAGTGGGTCATCGCTTCAGCACTCTTACCAAGATCGATACGATCCGTGAGTTTGAGACTGAGGAAGCAACTAGAGAGATGCTTGGCGAGCTAATGCAACGCGCTGAGACTTCTGAAATCCGTAATTTGGATGATCGGACTTTTGAGTTTCCTTTCAGTTCTGAATATCCGGTAAAACGGTATTTCGGCAATGAAGTGCTCAGTCATGAAGATGGCGCACCTGATTTTATGCGCCTGAACGATGGCGCTCCGTTCCTTTTTAACCACGACCCAGACAAAGTTCTTGGTGTTGTTGAGCGGGCTTATCTAGATGATGAGAAAAAGCGTGCTTATGCAAAAATCCGCTTTTCACGTTCTGATTTTGCCAAACAGTACTTAGATGACGTTAAAGACGGCATTCTTCGTGGCATTTCGTTCGGCTATTCAATTGATGACGCTGAACAAAGAGAAGATGGGATTGTTGCTACTAGATGGAGCGTTCACGAATTGAGTCTTGTCTCAATTCCAGCAGACCCCACAATTGGTATTGGACGCTCTCTTCTTTCGCAGGAATCAACTATGCCTGAAACCTCACAACCTAAAGCTACTACTATTGCTAATGAAGATCCTGTTGCAGAACAGGAAAATCGTTCAGCGGTCCTGACCGCACCAACTGCTACTCCTGTTATGGAAGAACAAACTCCAAACCTGGAGGTGATCCGGTCGGAGGCCAAAAAGGCCGAAAAGGACCGTGTCGCTTCAATCTCAGCCCTGGGAGCCCAGCACAGCATGGGTGACCTAGCACGTCAGCTCATTGATGGAGACAACTCCCTTGATGAAGCGCGTGCTGCATTCCTCGAAAAAATCGGAACTTCTCAAGTGGAACAGCCAATTCGCTCCACCGATGTCACCTCTAACGACATTGGTCTTTCTCAAGCCGAAGTCAAGAACTTCAGTTTTGTTCGCGCTCTGAACTATCTCGCGAACAAAAATGATTCTTCAGCACGTCGTGATGCTGAGTTTGAGATTGAAGTAGGCGAAGCGGCTGCTAAGCAGTACGAGCGTTCTTCCAACGGCATCGTGGTTCCTAACGAGGTTCTACGTCGTGACTTGAACGTGGGCACAGCAACTGCCGGTGGCAACCTTGTTGACGATGTCCTGCTCTCAGGTTCGTTCATTGACCTGCTCCGCAATCGTCTCGCAATTGCTCAGGCTGGCGTAACTACGCTGACCGGATTGCAAGGCAATATCTCGATTCCACGTCAGTCTGCGGCAAGCACCGCCTACTGGGTTGGCGAGTCTGCATCACCTTCTGAGTCACAGCCTTCTGTGGATCAGGTCAACATGAGCCCCAAGACAGTTGGTGCTTTTGTTGATTACTCACGTCGTCTGCTTCTTCAGTCAGACATCAGCGTTGAGTCAATGGTTCGCAACGACCTGGCTCGAGTAATTGCACTTGAGATTGATCGCGCTGCCATCTACGGCACTGGTTCTTCTAACCAGCCTTTGGGCCTAGTCAATACCACCGGCATTGGTTCACAGACCATCAGCACCTTCGGGACGTTCATCGAGTACATCGGAATGGAAACCGATGTTGCAAGTGCGAACGCTGATGCTGGCTCACTTCGCTACATCATCAACGCTGCTGCCCGTGGCGCACTGAAAGGCACCGAGAAGGCTGCTAACACTGCTCAGTTCGTTTACGAAAACGATCAGATCAACGGTTACCCCGTAATCGTTTCCAACCAGCTCGCTAACAACGATGCTCTGTTTGGTGACTTCTCCATGATGATCATGGGCATGTGGTCTGGCCTCGACCTGACGGTTGATCCTTACGCTGGCGCAACTGCTGGCACTGTTCGGATCATTGCTCTCCAGGATCTTGACATCGCAGTCAAGCAAGCTGGCGCATTCTGCCTTGGCACCTGATAACAGGTGACTTGTTAAATCGTTTCTGACTCATGAAGATTGAAATTCTGAGACAGGTGATGATCTCCGGGGAGTCCGTTTCGGCGGGCTCCATTTTGGAGGTTGAGTATCAGCAAGCTGCAACTTTGATCAATCTCGGCAAAGCTGTTGAGTTCAAGGAAGAAGTTGAAGCTTGCGAGGCTAAGCCTGCAGCCAAAGAGAAGCCTTCTGAAGAAGAGGCTCCCAAGCCCAAGACCACTACTCGCAAGAGGACTAAGGAATGAGCATCGGCAACACTCGCAGAGCAACAACTCTGCTCACATTCATTGCGAATGATGTAACAGCTTCAACAAAGACTGGCTCTGCAGTTGACCTTCAGGACTATGAAGGCGATATCGCCCTAGGTCTTGACGCTGAAGCAGGCGGTTCAGGCGTCACTTACGCGGTAAAGGTAACTGAATGTGACACGACAAACGGTACTTACACCGACGTGGCTGGTGCTGCATTCACGACAACTGATGCAAACACTGCATTGGTTGAGCAACTGGTCTTCAACAGTGACAAGACCGAGCGTTTCATCAAGTGCGTCGTGACAGTTGCTGGCGGAACAGGCACAGGCGCAGTCAGCGTTTTGGGCCTTGCAGCTCCTAAGTACGGCTGATTCGTTTCATAACCCCCGGTGATCCGGGGGTCTTTTTTTATGGCACTTGCCTTCACCGAAGACTTAAACGCTTTCTTTGACACGCCTGGCTTTACGGTTCCAGTCGTTCAAGGATCAACAACAAGTGTTGGCTACTTTGAATCGCCTAACGAAATTATTGCTGATGGAGTCGTGCTGACCACTGATTACGCAGTTGTGGTCAAGACTTCTGATTTCTCAACCGTCTCAAGAGGAGATGCAATGACTGTTGAGGGCGTGGCTTATACGGTGCGCGAGCCAATGCTGCTTGACGATGGCAAGATTATGCGTGTGATGCTGATGAAGGATTAATTCGATGACAACAAAACGCGAAAACATTCTTGCTGCCATCAAGACTGTGCTTACAGGCACTGCTGGGGTAGGAACAAGGATTTATAGAAGTCGTGTGGAGCCAATGAGCAGGGCAGAGTCGCCTGCGATTGTTATCGAGCCTATTTCTGACAACCCAGCCCAGAACACCAGCTTGCCAACGCTTGACTGGACTTTGAGAGTAAGGATTGTTGTATTTGAAAGAGCCTTGGTGCCTGATCAGGCGGCAGACGACACGATTGAATCCTTACATAGCAAGATGATGTCTGATCTTACGTTGGGGGGATATGCGATCGATGTGCAGCCATCTCAAACGAGCTATCAGTTGATTGAGGCTGATCAGCCTGCAGGCGTTATTTCATGCGAATTTGATATTCGATATCGCACTCAAGTTGACGATTTAAGCCAATGATCGTTTGGCACTAGGCTAAAACCTAACGACGCTCTCCATTTACCATGGCAGATGAACACAGTGGTCAAGGCGGGAGCTACCTTCTTGATCCTGAAACAGGCGTACGCACTTTGATTAGGCGCACGCAACCACAAACCCCATCTAAGGAAACATCCGATGGCACTGCTACTACGCAAACGCCTGATTCTGATCGAGGAGGAGTCGACCTACGGGACTGATGCAAGCCCTGACGGTGCTGACGCAGTCCTTGTCCGCGACCTGAGCATTGTTCCTCAGCAGAGTGACGTTGTCAGTCGTGATTTGATTCGTCCTTACTTAGGGGCATCAGAACAGCTACTAGCTAACACTCGTGTTGAATGCACCTTCAGTGTTGAGCTTGCCGGTTCAGGCACAGCTGGGACTGCTCCTAGGTATGGCAAAGCCCTCAAAGCGTGTGGCTTTAGCGAGACTATTGCAGCCGGAACCAGCGTTACTTACGCCCCTGTTAGCGCAGGCTTTGATTCAGTCACCATCCACTACAACGTTGATGGTGTGCGTCACAAGGTGACTGGCGCTCGCGGCACGTTTACTGTTTCAGCAAACGTTGGTGAAATTCCGACACTTGATTTCACAATGACTGGAATCTATGTGGCTCCAGATGACAGTGCCCAGCCAAGTGTTACCTATGCAGACCAAGCAACTCCTCTAATCTTCAAGCAAGGTAACACCACTGGTCTCAACGTGATGGGCTTGACGACTGCCAAGTTGTCTAGCTATTCACTTGATATCGGGAATGAGATCGTCTACCGCGAGCTTGTTGGTGGAGCTAAAGAGGTGCTTCTGACTAACAGGAGCGTCACTGGAAGCTTAAGTATTGAGGCTGTTGCACTTGCCACGAAGGATTACTTCGCTACGGCGATTGCCAATACGCTTGGGATCATTGAGTTCACTCATGGCACCGCTGCTGGAAACATCGTGAAGGTTGACTCGGCTCGAGGCGACATCTCTGATGTTTCCTATGGAGACCTTGATGGGATTGCAATGCTGGAAATCCCATTCACAGCTGTTCCTAGCACTGCTGGCAACGATGAGGTGGACTTGACTTACACCTGATTAGTTCAGTC